AGAAGCCAGACCTATGCCTTATGCTGTATGCATAACAGGTATGCCAGGTATTGGTAAAGGTTTGTTGATTGATGTATTTGGCATGATTTTTTCTGCTGTTAAAGGCAGAAATTACCATGAATCACATGTATATCATAGACAAGCTACTGAAGATTATTGGTCAGGTTATCATCCTGATTCACAACCAATAATTCATTATTCAGAACCAGGTTCGTTGCATAGAGATATTGCAGCGAAATCTGGAGATTCAGTCATGAGCGAATGGTTATCCGTTTGTGATAATCAACCATATTCATGTAATATGGCTGATGTTGAGTCAAAAGGAACTGTATTTGCAATGCCTGAGTTAATTCTCATGGATTGTAATGATGAACGTATGAATTTAGATGTTTTAGTAAACAATCCTGCAGCTGTTAGGAGACGTATTGTATACGTCACTCCTACAGTTAAAAAGGAATTTATCAAGACAGATTCATGCAGATTAGACCAAGCGAAAGCTTTGGCTTCAAATACACCAGCGTTAGATCGTTGGGAATTTGAAATTAAGAGATTAGAACCTGAAGATAATAAGAAATCTATGATTCATATTATTGAAAGTAAATGTGATATTTATGAATTGTCAGACTATTTTAGAACAGACATGACAGAACACATTAATCAACAATCTCAGAGAGTAAATATGACTTCAGATATTGCAAAATCATTTGAAGAAACATATATGCCTCCAGTTGACATTGTCAACGAAAGTGCAATCACATTTCATTACAAAGACTACCTATTTTGGTTAGGTCTAGCGAAATGTTTTTGGTTGCATTTGCTGCACGTAGTGTGGCCGCAATTTGATATATTTTTACATAGAGTTTTTTATACTCTAAAAGTATTTATAAATATATTTATACTTGTATCAATGAAATATTTTGTTATTTGCCTTACAACTTGTTTGTATTTAGGAAATAATGGAATTATGAGACAATTAGCAATTACTTATGGATCAGAGATGAGAATTGAGCATTACGATGCTTTAATTAAAAGTCACCTTTGGTCTCTTTTGGACATTTGGGGATATTCCTCAAACCAATTAGTTGTTTCTAAATCAACAAAATTGTTTAAGTATAAGAAATGTGTAAAATTTGCAATTACTTTCATGTCAATTTTGACTACTGCCTTCATGTTTAAATACGCTTTGGATGTTAAAAAACAA